AGACGCTGCCGCGTGGGTCTCTGATGCTGCCGCTGCTGTAGCACTTCCGGCTGCTGCTGTGGCTGAGTTGGCTGCTGCCGTTGCGCTTCCGGATGCTGCTGTCTCGGATGCTGCTGCGTTGGTCTCTGATGCTGCCGCTGCTGTAGCACTTCCGGCTGCTGCTGTCTCGGATGCTGCTGCGTTGGTCTCTGATGCTGCCGCTGCTGTAGCACTTCCAGCGGCTGCTGTAGCTGAGTTGGCCGCTGCCGTTGCACTTCCTGCTGCTGCTGTGGCTGAGTTGGCTGCACTATTTGCATATCCTCTAGTCTCCTCAACCTTCTCATCAATAACCAATGCAAGCTCTGCTGCTCTTTCAATTATTGGTATCTGAGTTTCGGATAGTATTGTGTCATCAGCAAGAGCTGACTTTTCGACATCCAGGATGAAGTTGGCCGTGGCCAGCTTCTCGGTGCCTTTATTCAATACAATCTCGCAAAGCACTTCTCCGGCCACAGCTGTCATCTGCTCTGTGAGCGTTGCTGTGACAATATTGGATCCTACAGTCACAGATGCTGCATATTGGAATCCATGCTTGTCCGGTTTTGTTCCCTGGATGAGCGCTGTTGTTCCGCTGACTACATTGTATGCAGCGTTGCCATTATAAAGAGCAAACTGTAGTGTCCTGCTGCTCTTGTCATACTGGCTGACACTTATCCTCGGATTGACATGCCCGGGTATGAGGTTTGTTTCAATCTTTTGGTTTATCATCTTCTACAGCCTCCGAATTGTTCAATATCTCCGTTATCTGCTGCTTGAGTGCCTCGTTCTCTTTTTTCAAATAATCAATCTGTGCCATCTGCTGAATGATTCCCTCAGCGTAGTCATTTGCTCTCATTCTCTCAAAATAGGAGCAGGCATCTCTCAGAATCATACACATGAGATCTGCCGAGAGATTCTGCTCCCTTCTTATCTGTTCGAGAAAGTTTTTGATATCTTCTGTTGCCTTAGAGCATATGAGTGTTGAGGGTACATTGTTGACCTGAAGCTCTTCATAGTTCTCCGGCATTACAATTCCTCCACATGAGCTTTGAATGTCTCAATGTCAGCATCACATTCAGCCTTGTTAGCCTCGTAAAGAGTAGGTGACTGAATGTTGATGTTCATGCTTACATCTCCCTTTGATGACTTCTGTGCAAACATATTGACCGCTATCTGATTCTCGATCACTGTTGTTGCCTGAAGTGTAGTTGCTCTTGTTTCTGTGTACATATAATTTTCCTCCTTTAAGAAATTGATTGAATAAGGCCATCAGCCGAGTTAATTGCTCCATTGCTGGCCTCTACTGCTTTCACAAAATTCACATTTACCCAGCTATTTGCTGATGCGACCTGAGAGTAGATTGGTACAAATTCGCGTGTATCATTTATGGTTACGGGCATATTGTAGTTGTTATATGATACCGATACCTGCCCTGATACGCTGCATGTTCCTGACTGTCCTCCCACGCTGCATGTTCCTGTCAGAGTCACATAAGATGTTGCTTGCATGCTTAGTGATGTTGATCCGGAGATTGATCCTCTTGTATATCCTCCTGTCGCAACCGAGACAGGCGCATAGCTTGTGACCATTCCGCCCTGGTATTGTGATTCATAATCAATGCTTTTGACGAAACTCGTGCTTCCGCTGACTCCTACTACTCCATTGAGAGCAAGCTTTCCGACAATGTTAAAATATCCATTGCCTATTTCCAGCTTTGCAGATTCAATTCCGTTTGACCTGTAGCCTGTGATCGAGCCCTTGTCGAATATCATCTTGCGGCCATCTGTCGCAATGGAAGTGATCTCTCCGGTATTTGACAGCTTAAAGAATGGGCTCTCAATGGTCAGGTTCTTTGACATTAAAGCGCCATTGCTCAGGTCAAAAAGGGTATTGCTGTTTGCGTCCTTGAGGACTCCTGTGGCAATATACTCGGCATTTATATATAAACGTCCATTTCTCATATAAATGCCCTGGAGTCTTCCGTTGTCAGTCAGCTTGTTAAAGACTTTGGTCTGATTCAGGCTGTTGTCATATGCAGTGACATATGCATCAGTGTAGGCTCTCGCTGTGGCTTCAGCTGCTGCCTGAGCATTGCTTGATGAAGTGTCTGTGTAAGACTTAGCTACCGCTTCAGCTGCTTGCTTTGCTGCTGTTGCCGCTGCATCAGCGTGAGCATTTGAGCGAGTCTCTGCCGAGCTTGCTGCATTTGCAGCATATCTTTCTGCTGCGCTTTGAGCAGCAGCTGATACTACATCTGCATAGCTCCTTGCACCATTCACATCAGCTTCACTTGCCACCGGGCTGCCTCCCACTAATGCCCTCGGAGATAATTGGAAGTCTCCTGTGATCATATCCCAGTAGTTATTGCCTGCTTCATCCTGGAGCATTCCGGCCTTGATGAGGTCAGCGTTGAGTGTTCCTGTATCAATGAAGTCAGCAACAAAGTGACTGTCAATCGTCCAGGCTGTTCTGAATGGTCCATTGTAGCCATTCCTTGAGAAGCCGATTCCGTTCTTGTTGATTCTGATCACATTGACTGCTGTGTCAGTGCTGGGAGTGTCCATCACCAGGATCTCCTCAGGCTTTCCGTTGGCATTGTATTTGAATACAACATATCCGCCGAGGCCTCCGGTGATGAGCTCTGTTGCATGCTTGATTGCTTTCTGCATGTGATTGGTCAGCTCTGACTCGATCTCCTTCTCCTGGGAGATGATCTTCGTGCTCATAGTAGACTTTGACTCGCCCAGCTCAATACTGTTGTACCGGTCCACCAGGACATTGTAGACAGTCTTGATGACCTTGGCCTTTGCAGATACTCCAAGCTTGTCGAAAATTACTGTGACAGTGTCGCACAGATTCACTCTCTCAAGAGGAGCTATCTCTTTATACTCATCTGTCTGCCAAAGAGCTACGAAAGAGACCTTGATGGAGACTTTAGGAATGCCTATATTGTTCCTCTGAATGTAGGCTCTCGTCTTTTCTCTGAGAGCTTCTACAGTGACATCCTCGCCCTCCTCAAATTCCTTTGTCATGTCAACAGTCTTGATCCTCAGATAGGGATAATTCCCGGCATTGTCTGAAGAGATATACTTCTCAGGCAGAGTGATGCATGACTCATCCTCTGACACTTTGTAATATGGACACACTGCTGTGTATGTCGTCGTTATGTTGTGCTCCTGGGATAGATCTGTGATGTTCTTTCCATACCTCAGAGAGACTCCGTTGTCTGAGCCTCTCGCATTATGGAGTTTGATTGTATAGTGATCCCATTCATACTCACCACCATACAGGTCCAGGATGCTGCCATCCTGTCCGCCGAGCCTTGCCCTTATACTTTCAGGGACCTCCTGATTGTATTCTGCAATGTTCTGCTTGTCCGTCCATAAAGTGAATGGATTCGGAGCCATTACATTGTTAGCAAGTCCAGCCATGGCAGCCACACACGAATTTGCTGTGAATGGTGCCACAGGGATGTGATTGGCCTGATAGGTGATGTGTTCTGCGTAGATCTTTATCCTGCCATTGATGAGCTTGTCAATCCTGTATATCCGGAATGGCTGCGCATGCTTTCCGTCCGCAGGAACAGCATAGATGATTGCTGATGACTGGATGTCACTATAATGGATTCCATTGACAGGATATTCCATCTCAAGCTCATACTTGCCATTCCTCTCCTCTGTGACAGTGCAGGTGATAGCATCAGCAAGTCTTCCCAGTCCATTCGTTGTGAATGTCGTTGTGTTTGGAGCGTAAAGAATAGGTATCATATAATCCACCACCTTGGCTTTACAATCACCTTAGAGATTCCAGCGGAGAAAGTGATGTTATTCTCTCCAGGCTCAAGGACAAAAAACTCTCCGGAAGAGAGGACTATATTTCCGTTGCAATTCACGCTGCCTTTGAATGCATCCATGATGTCACAATCGATATCAGTGTAGGAATTTGCACTTGAAATAGTTATAGTCTGACTCCCAATGCTCACAGTGCCTGTCCCATAAACTCTGACAAGAGGCTTTGCGATCATTGGAGTCCTGTTGAAGATCTTAGTCCCTGAAGAGGTTATCTCTATCTCTTCCTCTCCTGATTTAAGGAATCTCTGAGGCTTGCAATCAAATTGAAGATCTACCTCTGCGATCAATCCTTTTACTGTGACTTCAGGATCGAAGCCACCAACAAAAACTCCCTCGCGGTATTCGTAAGGATGGTATGTGTCCTCCATCCTCTGATAGCCCTTGAGGGATAAAAGATAATTTCTTAGATTTTCGAGATTTTTTGATGTTGGCCGTCTCACACCCACATGATAAGTGACAGTCACATTCTTGAATGCCCCATTATCAAAGCTGATTGCTCCATTTCTTCCAGGAACAGCAACCATTGAGATATCCCTTTGCGGAGCTGAGTGTGTCCCAGCTCCGTTCAATACAACACCAAAATCTGCAAGGTTTTTTCCGTTAAACGTGATATAATTCTTAGCCTCCGCCATATATCGCCGCCGCCCTTTCTGCACCTGCTGCCAGTGCTGCGTCTATCCTGGATGTGAGACCGCTAATGTCCACCGAGGCAACTACCTCCTCGCACATGTTCTTTACTGCGGTACACACTCCTGATGTTCCGTCACTGATTCCTGATGCCAATGATTCATCAATAGTCATACCTATGTCATAAAATACTTCTGACTTTCCGTCTGCGATCTTCAGAGTCTCTGTGGTCTTGTCTATAGCGGCCTGTGCTACGGTCTGATGCGCTTCCTCTACAGTCGGCTGCTCGTCAAGAGTTGCCTGTGCTACAGACTGCTGCGTCTCTGTTGCCATCTCTACAGCATCAGTCTTATACTGCTCGGCCTGCTCCATCTGAGTGTCAAACATCTTCTGCTGCGACTCGGTCAGCTCATCATGCTTCGTGTTGGCTGTGGTGATGATGGTATCATATCCATCATTGAGTCCCAGGTTCCAATCCTGTAGGGCCATCTCAGCCTCATACTTGGCCTGCTCATAGTCTCCGAAGTTTTTCAGGATCTCATTGTATGCTGCGCTGTTCTCTTCAGCTGCGCTGACGAACAATGCAAGCTCTACTGCTCCGTCTACGCCCAGGCTGATGAGATAGTCAATGATATCCTTCGTAGACTCATCTGTTGACCTGGCTGCAATGTCCATGGCTTTGTGTACGTTGTCCGCATACTCATCCATGCCCTTTGCATTGGTCTTGAGGTTTTCATTCATCTGCTCCAGGCTCGTCTTGGCCTCGGTCTCCATCTTGGAGAAGAGTCCATCAAAGTCCGCTACTGTAGCAGTGATCTTCTCAAGCTCTTTCTGCTGTTCTTCAGATAGCTCATAGAGTGCCTGCTGGATTGCTGCTGAGCTTTCCTGTGCAGAGTCCACCATCTGATCATTTGCTTCGGTGACATACTGCGCTGCATACTGATATTCCTCAGCAAGATCTGCCATGACCTCCTTCTCAGCATTGATGTCCTCATTGAGTCCTTCAATAGCCTCGGAAGCGTATGTGCATCTCTCCTGAGTCTCATCCGTTATGCGGCCATAGTTTTCTATCTCACTAGCTGCCTGCTTTGAAGCTTCAGCATTCTCCTGGAGCAGCTTTGTTCTTTCCTTCTCCAGGTCCGCAAGTCTCTTCTCTGACTCATACTGCTCTTTTGCAATATCAGCCATATCCTCAAGAGCAGCTGCTGCCTTCTGATTCTCCAGCATGGCATCAATATTGTCCCGGATTGCATCTGTAGACATATTGAGTGCTCCGCTGGTCTTATCAATAGCAAGGCCCAGCTCCGGATATTTCTGATTGAGCTCATCTACAATCATCTGCTGACGAGCCTGCTCTGTAGCAGTGAGCTTGGTCTGTCCCTGAAGAGTTTCAAGCTCTTTGATCAGGCCATTTGTTACCTGCTTATCCAGCTCAAGTGATTCTCTGTTTTTCTTTCTTGCGTCAATGCTTTCCTTGGCGCTGTCTGTGAGCTTCTTGGTACTTTCTATGAGTTTGAATGTCTCATCATACTGCTCATCATATGCACTTGTCTGATCTCTTGTGACTGCTTCGAGTCCGATCAGGGCTCCTGCAAGGATTCCGACTGCTGCGCACACAAGGCCTATGGGATTGGCTGCCATCACTCCATTGAGGATTGCCTGAGCTACTGAAGCGCCTTCAAGAGCTGTGGTCAATGCCTGATATGCTGTGATTGCCTCTCCTACAATGGTGCCTATCTTCATGCCGGCGAGTGCTCCGAATACCATAGGAGCGTTGTCTATAATCCATGTGAGTGCATCAATGAGTACAGGAAGGACCTTCTCTCCAGCTTCTACCGCTCCCTCAATAAAGTCTCCGAGAGCTTCGCTCATCTTGTTGAGTGATACTCCTATGCTTCCATTCTCAACAGAATCCTGGAGTCTTCCGATTGCATCTGTGGCTCCCTCGACTCCTCTCTTGAGGTCATCAGAGAATACATCATAGATTGATATTCCCAGGCCTTCCAGCGCACTATGCAGGATTGTGATCTTGCCCTTGAGGTTGTCCTGCATTGTAGCAGCCATCCTCTCAGCTGATCCGTTTGCATTGTCAATAGACATGCAGAGCTTCTCAAAGTCAGCCTCGGATGCATTGACGATTGCAAGGAGTCCTGACATTCCGGTCTTTCCTGCAAGCATTGCTGCTTCCTGGGCTTTCTCTGCCTCTGTAAGTCCTGCAAAGCTTCCTCTGAGCTGCTCCATGATCTCCATGAATGAGAGCATATTGCCTTCACTGTCTGTGAGGTTTAAATGCAGGTCCTCCATGGCCTGAGCAGATTCCTTTGTAGGCTTTGCCAGTCTTGTGATCATTGATCTCAAAGCTGTTCCTGCATTGGATGCCTTGATGCCGCTGTTAGCCATGAGGCCTGTTGCTACAGCAAGGTCCTCAATGGAATATCCCATTGCTCCAGCAATAGGACCGGCATATTTGAATGTCTCGCCCATCAGGGAGACGTTTGTGTTTGCATTGGATGAAGCTGCTGCCAGTACGTCCGCAAAGTGTGCAGCGTCTTCAGCTGATAATCCGAAGGCTGTGAGGTCATCAGTCAGGATGTCTGATACTGTAGCAAGGTCCTCGCCGGAAGCTGCTGCCAGGTTCATGACCGCAGGAAGTCCTTCGATCATCTGATCAGTTTTCCAGCCTGCCATTGCCATGTATGAAAGAGCATCAGCTGACTCTGTTGCTGAGAACATGGTAGTTGCTCCCATCTCCTTAGCCTTTGCAGTCAGAGCGTCAAGCTCTGCTCCTGTTGCTCCGGATATGGCAGCCACTTTTGACATTCCAGCTTCAAAAGAGGATCCTACTTCAATGGCATATTCTGCTGCCTCTTTGATTCCATTCACAAGGACCTTCAGTCCTGCTTCGATCGCATCTGCTGCAAGAGATCCTTTGACCACATCACCGAAGACGCTGATCTGATCTCCTGCCTCTTTTACTTCGTTTCCATATTCGTCTATGGACTTAGCACACCCATCAGCGCTTTCCTTTGCTTCGTCCAGGTATTTGTCATTCTCCTGGAGCTCGTTGTTGAGTGTGTTCAATTCTGCCTGAGCATTGTTCTCTGCTGTGGCATACTGCTTTATCTTTTTCTCGCCATCTTCATAGCGTGAATTTGCTTTGCTCAGCTCTCCTTCGAGGCCGGTGAGGACTTTCTTCTGCTCTTCAAGCTCTTCGTTTGTAGCCTTGCCACTGGTTTCCATCTCCTTGAGCTTGTCCTTCGCTTCCTGGACCTCAATGGTGTACTTGTCAATGGCCGCAGCTGCATCTGTCTGCTGCTTTTTAGCATCCTCCTGCATCTTTGCGTAGGTCTCTACTCTCTTCGAGACCTGTTCGATCTCTTTTCCAAGGATCTCATGCTTCTTGTAAAGAGCTTCTGCGGAGTTTGCGCTTGAGGCATACTGAGTTGTGCATACCTTCATCTCAGAGCGGAGCTGCGAAAGATTACTTTTTATGTTCTTTAAATCGGAGTTGTATTTGCTTGCACCTTCAAGGACAATACTTCCGCCTATCTTCTTAGCAGCCATAATCTACCTCGTTACAAATTCATGACGCTCTCAACTTTCTGATGCGTCCGCCTATATTCTTCATTTTCTTCTTCAATGTCTCTGTATAGATTTCTCTTCGCCTTAAAATTCCATATAAGCCTGTAAGCATGAAAGATGTCTGACCATCTTCCGAAGGTCATTGTCTCCAGCTCCTCCTGAGAGATAGCAAATTCTGCCCGGCCCAAAAGATATATATACTCAAACTCCAGCTCTATGTTCTCGTCTTCTTGCTGGTTGTCCGTTTTTCCTCTTTTTTTTTGCTTGCAAAGCACTTCATGAAGATGCCATGCACCAAAAGGCCGAGAGCATAAAAGTTGCCTGCGTATGACATGATGTCATCTTCAGAGACAGGATCCACTTCCTTGCCCTGGCTCTCTTCAATCCTTCTTCCTTCCTCCATCATGAGGAAGAGGCCTCTTACTGCTGCCCTGATCGAAGGCTCTGTGTCTTTCTTGACAAGATTGCCGGCTTCGTCTCTCTCAGCGTTTCCATCCTCGTCATATACAATCTCCTGGCCGAGAAGTGCTCTCTCAAACTGTGTGATGGTCTCAAATTCATTCTGAATCTTCTCCAGGACTCTGAGATCGCAGTACACAGGATATTGCTTTCCATTCCAGGTTATATGATCTACTTTAATCTCTTGCATATAAAATCACCTTTACAATAAAAGCGGCAACAATAGGGCGCTAGGCTCCTACCATTGCCGCTAATTATCCAGCTATATCAGCCTGATACAACCGGAATGTTGAGGAAGGTCTTGATGAAGTCAATAGCAGCCTCAGCTGTTGTGAATGTCTTCTTGATCTTCCACTGAGAATCCTTGTCTGCGATAGCAAGGCCTTCCTGAGAAGGTGTAACATAGGTGATTGACTCGCCCTTTGTTGAGAACTCCTCAGCAGACTCAGTGAACTTAACGCATGTGATGATAACTGCGATATAAGATCTCTGACCTGATACAGTCTCAGCAACAACGAAACCAACACCAACATAGTTAGCTTCGTCTGTTGTCTTGTAGATGATCTCGCCATCTGCCTGGTCAATCTCATGACCAAACATTGTCTGTGATGCCTGGATGGGAAGAGTGTTTGTGTTCAGAGTGATGTTTGCATTCTGAAAAGATCTCTCATACTCATCCTGCTCGTCATCTGCATAGAGACTGCCCTCAATGTAGTTAGGTGTAACGCTTACACCGATAGCTTTTCCGCACTGGAATCCGTTTGAATAAACTCCGGTGGCTTTGTTGTAGGATGCCACGAATGGCTTCCTGAGTCCATAGTATGCCATCTCTTTACCTCCATTTTGTGATGTCAATGATAAATGTTGTGTGACGCTTGAATTTTACTGAATTTGCGTTTGTTCTATACTCTTCCACAGTGGTGAATATATTTGTCACTGTGCAATAGTCCAATCCCTCAAGATATTCCTTGATCTGCTCCTTCATTGCAAGGAAGTTGAACTGCATCTCTGTGTAGAGATTCACATATAATGTCGCAGTGTCAGCCTCAGGAGCATCATCTGCCGCAAGCTCATATTCCTCTCCGGCATACGTGAAAGTGATATAATTCTGACCATCTTCGTCATGAGCATCAGGAAAGATGCTCAGGCCAGTGACTTCTCCAAGCCCCATCATCTCCGGATTTACATTCATTGTGCTCCTGTCTCCTTCTCCCATATCTTCTGCATCTCAGCAAGGATCTTGCTGGAGCAATTTGATACAGCTGGCGCAAGCCAAGGGCTTGCAGGCTGTCCTACTCTTCCATACTCAAGCCATATGGCTTTAAGTGCATTTGATACCGGATATCTCTTGATCCTCTCGCCTGTGTATCTGTTGAAGCTGTGGTTTGAATAGCCTGATGGATAGACATTGACTATCCAGGCATCCGTCTTTGTCTGCTTAGGTTTGTTCTTCCTGATGGATTTAAGCAGCTCAGAATCTCCGGTGTGCTTGATGGATCTTCTGAGAGTTGTCTTCACAGACTTCTCCAGCTCCGGCGCTACCTGCTCCAGTGCTTTCTTTGCTATATCATCAAAGCTGTGGTCCAGGAGATCCTTCAGATAATCTTCAGGTATCTCAAGATTCAATCCTGCCATTATGTGACCTCTACTCCTGATATCTTGACTGTTTCATTTGCAAATTGGACATTGTCAATATTTGTGATGTTAAAGATGCGGCCCTTGAACACAAGCCTGTAGTCTTTAGTGTTCAGCTCATCCAGTGCTGAATGATATCGCATCTCGAATCTCACTGTGCTCTGTGACGCTGTTTCTGCTGCCGCCCAAAACTCAGCTCCGGAGAGCTTGTTGGTGTAAGCATAATTTGTGTAGTAGTCTACCCATTCCTCTTTTGAGAAGCCATCAGAGTCCTTTGTCTTCTCAAGGTGCTGGATCGTCACGAGACTTTTGTATGCACCTGCATTCATACCGATTCACTCCCAGGAACAAGGTTAAAATCATGGATCCCCAAAAGCATAGGCACTACAGGATTCACCTTCTCGCTGCTTATGGTCATCTGCCTGTTGTCGTACATCTGAGATATAAGGGCCAGGACTGCTACAGTGATGTCCTCATAATCGTCAAGCTTTCTTCCGTTTTCGTCCGGTTCATCTACTCCACCTATACCGGTGTGGCTCTTGACGTATGCGACTGCTGCCTCTTTCAGTCCCAGGATGAAGTTTTTCTCATCTTCACTTAGCGCGGCTTCGTTTTCCCTTAGCTGCTGGCTTATTTCCTTTATTGTCAACTCGCTTACTTTCATCAGCCGCCTCCTTTTTCTCAGTCTTTACTTCCTTCACTTCTTTTACTTCCGGAGCAGGCTCTTTCTTTGCAGGCTCGGCAACAGGTTCTGCATACTTTGCTCTTATGAGGTCAGCTGCAAGAGCCTCGGAGCAGGAAAATTCCTGCCCCAAGGATGCAGCCACTTCACGAGATGCAAAGCTTTTAAGAGCTCTCATCTTCATAAATCATTCCTCCGATCAGCCTGAAACTGTTGTGTTCTGAACGAGGGCAGCTACTGCCTGCTGGTTCTGAATCTTGCAGTCCATTTCAAGCCATGCAACTACTCCGAGAGCATGCTGTGTTGCATACTTCTCATTGAGAAGCTGAACAGAATCCTCAACTACCTTGCCGGCAAGAGCCTGGCCAAAGTCACCATAGAAGATTGATGTGTTGCCAGCTGCTGCTGTAGGACACTGATCAGATGTGTAGACAGGCTTTCCGAGAAGTGTTACGCCGAAGTCCTTTGTAACATCATCCAGTACATAGTATCTGTCGTTCTTGTCCTTGAGATGTCTGATCATGTCGAGAGTGTCGGGATGCATAACAAAGATTGCATTGCCCTGGAAAGCTGTTTTAAGCTTGCCCTTCAGAGTGATGATCTCATCCATTGTGATAGCTGTAGCTGCTGCTGCATTTACCTTCTGAGTTACGTCTCTGAGGCCTCTGATTCCTCCGTTTGTTCCTACGAGGATCTCGCCATCAATCCATCTTGCAGCTGCTGCTGCGATCTTGTTGATGACAAAGTTTGTGAGGTCGAGGTCTGTTGAGTTGAGAAGGCTTCTTGAGATCTTAGCAAGAGCTCCTGCAAGATAACCGGAAAGCTCTACTGTGAGAAGCTTTGTGCTCTTAGCCTCAAGGTCCTCGAACTCTGTAGCATAAGCTACTGTGATGTTGTCGTTGGATGCGTCAACGTAAGGGATTGCTACGTTGCCCTTAACATTGAACTTCTCAGCCATGCCGAAAAGTGGAGAGATGTCATAGATCTTGTCTATGATCTTCTTCACGATTGTCTTAGGGATGACAGCTGTGTTGTCGCTCTTGGTGATGTTCTGATCGCCGCTTCTGTTCTGACGGATGAAGTCTGCGAATGCTCTTACGTCAAGCTCCTCCTGGCTCTCTTTCTTTGTCTCAGGGATGACAGTGTCCTTTGCGAGGGCTCTTGTCTCTTCAGCAGCCTTGAGCGCCTTGTCGATTCCTCTTACTTCCTCAGCCTTGGCATCAAATTCTTTCTGCTCGTCCTCTGTGAAAGCTCTTGTCTCCTCGGCTACCTTGTTGGTGAGAGCATCCATCTCGTCTATGAGGGCCGCCCTCTTTTCCATCATTGCTTTTCTCTGTGCTTCAGTCATTTTCTTTTCCTCCTTTGTCTGCGCATAGAAAAAGGGCCTTCTCAGCCCAGTTTTAAAAGTGATATTTTGTTTCTGTATAATGAGTAGTCCTGTGGACTATCATTTTCATGTGATTCAGGCTCATTTTCATGAGTCTCAGGCTCGTTCTCAAGGCTTCTCTGCTCGGTTTCTGTTGCGACTGTCGCAACAGTGTCCTCGAAGTATTCTACCTTGTCATCCATGGCCCTGGTGTAGATGGTCTCTTCCTTGTCTGTAGCTCTTGCATGGATAGATGTTCCTGCATAAGCAGGTATCATTCTGTCATCAATGACAGATACTTCCACCAGGTCAAGCTCTGTGACAATCCTTTTCATCATATTCTCGGCCCATGACTCTCTATAATCGAGTGTCCTGAAGCCGAAGGACCAGCCTGTGAGTCTTTTTTCTCTTGCTGCCTTTATAGTCTCCGCATCTGAGATGACTGCTCTTGCATGGAGTCCTATGGAATCCTCTTCAAGCTCAAGATTGCTTGCTGTGCTTCCGATCTCATGCATATCGTCATGGTCGAGCAGCATCTTGATGTCCTTTTCTGCTCTTTCAGCAGCTGAGAGTGCTTTTCCGAATGCTCCCGGATTGATCTGCTCAATGAATGGATATCCATAATCATCTGTGAGCGTCCTGGAATCCCTTCCGACTGCATTCACATATCCCTCAATCTCGATAGTGTCAGCTCTGATCGTTACTTTCATCTTTGTCCTCCTCTTGTCCCTCTTTTTCATCAGGCTCCTGTGCTGTAGTAGTCACCTGCTGCCCTCCGGAGCCATTCTGCTCTTCTCTTGGAGGGAATTTGTTAGGATCTTTTGTATTGGCCCACTGATTCATGTTAGGGATGAAGATGTCTCCGGATTCCGGATCATAGAGAACATCATTGAGTCCCATCATGAAGAATGGTATATCAATGTCAGGCAGGTTCTCCATCTGCCTGATCTCTGATATCTGCAAAAATCTGTTCTTGTAGCCTATTGCATAGGCCTCATATCTTGTCTTGATGTCTGCCCTTGTGAGCTCTGATACATCAAAATCAAAGAACAGCTCTGTCTTCTCGCTTTCCAGGAGAAGGTCTTTGTTGCATGCATCCACAAATACTTTGAGAATAGGGATGATGCAATACTGAATAAACTGCCTTTTCTGCTCTTCTGTAGCTCCTCCTGAGAGAATTTCCGGAGGCATGCCGAAGAGTTTGCAGATTTCTGTAGAATTTGCCTTTTTATTCTCGTTGAGCTGGAGCTCCGTTGATGAGCTTGAGCTCTCATGGAACTTAACGCCATTGTTGAGGACCACTGCATTCTCATTGTCATCAGAATAGAGGTTGTTGAAACCGTTTTTCAGCTCTTTGATGGCATCCTTGTCTATCTTCTTCTCAGATTCAAGGAATCCCTTCTTGTTTCCACCTCTCTTGACCAGTTTTCCCTCAAATTTCAGGCTTGTATAGGCTACAGTCAGCAAAAGATTGTTCTCATCAATGATTGAAGTGCCGCTGTGTCCGTTTTTGGTCCTTCTTGTGACCTTCAGAAACTGATATCCCTCGTAGGTCCTTCCATTGACCATGATTTTATAGTCCTTGAAGATAGGATCCAGCCCTTCCTGGAATGATACCTTGTCAGCTTCCACATAATTGAGAGACAAAAACCTGCTGCCGCTCTTGTTGATGAAGGCATATCCGCCTTTGTTGGTCAGATAATCAAAGATGATTGCCTTCTTGAAG